TGCTTCTGATATTTGTGCGTTGTATCTATCTTCTAGTGCTGTTAGTATTGCTTCTCTCATTTTTTAGCCACCTTATTTTTGTTAGGACCTTTTTTAATTATATAGTCTTGAGTTCCATTAGCACCTGAATTAACTTCTTTTTTCAAATGTCTAAACAAACTCATTTCTTGTATTTTCTTATAGTTGTTTTTTAAAAATGTTTCAAGGACTTTAGTATCTCTCATTTAACAGTCCCATTTACGAAGAGACTTATTTATTCTAGAGTTTGGATCTCTAGCAGTTTTTGCTGAAGTAAGTTTTTTTTTCATTCCACCCATACGCGCGCAGAAGGATTTTCTTCTTGAACTTGTTTTAGATTTAGTAGGTGCTTTAAGTGTGCCACCTTTATAGCTTGCTCTACCTTTAGCATTCAACCCACCGGATTTGGATTTACCTTCTTTTCTTGTCCAAGCGGCAGAAGCCATTACGCCTTCTTTGTAGGTTTTTTAGCAGTCTTAGCTGATCTTACAAAGTTTGCTTTTGTAGGAGCACCTTTTGCTCCTGGTTTTCTCATTTTTTCTTTACTACCCGCAGCGATTCTTTTACGCTTTGCGTGAATGTTGGCATAAAGCCCTTTTTGTTTAGCCATTGTGTACCTTTCCACAGTCTTTACAGACGTCAATAAAATTTCTTTGTTTAACAGATTCTATGTTTGCACATTTACATCTTTTGCCAAAAACTGTATCTACTAATTTAGTGTATGCAGTTCTAATTATTTCTAATGGCCAACATAAGAAGTTTTTCATTATTTTATTTTGCCACCATCTTTTTTAAAACCCATTTTATTTCTAATTTTTTTAGGTAGTTTACCTAGTGATTTTTTTTTATTCTTAGGTACTGCTTTTAAAGTTTTACCACCTGATTTATACATAGGTCTTTTCATCATGTTCATATTTTTATCCTATTTATTTTTTCCATTTCTGAAAATTTGTGTACCCTTTATACCATAAATGCTTGCCACTACAAGTATCCATAAATTTGTAAACCATTGGGGAAGTTGCGAGAAGTGTGTAAAAAATAGATCCACTTTATCCATTGCAGAGGGATCGTCACTCACCACTGCCCAGGCCAAAATTGCTATTGGGGCCGAAAGTATTATCAACACTGCCTCGTCCTTCCAGTCGGACTGTCGGGCTTCTAGAAGTTTACCTTGGTAAGCTTCCTTGCCTTCAGCCATTCTAGATGCGTGCATTAACTGCGCGTCAGACATGGCCATTTTAGTTCTTTGTTTGTTAGCGTAAATCTTACTACCAGCAGAAACGGCTAACTTAATTGCCGATAACCACATTTAGTACCACTTAGCCTTAACAGGTTTTTTGTCAGCTCTCATTGCTTTAGTTCCTCTAACAGTCACAGTTTGTGTTTCAGTACCACTAGTCATTTCTATAGTTTTACCGCCTGTTGAGTAACCATCTGGACCACAACCAAGTTCTTTTTCTATCTTGACGTCGTCGTTCATGAAAGTTGATCCTCTTTGCCAATCTTTGCTCATAATTTATCTCCTTTTAGATTATTATACTTAATTTTTCTTAAAATTTCTACCAAAATCGAATTTTTTACTATCGATAGACATTTGCGCCTTAGTTAAAGACGTATCTGAACGTAATTCTGCTAATTCTTCGTTCTGTTCTAGTTTTTCATCGTGATGTGTGTCGTTCATCATTGCTTTCATCTTATCTACATTCAATCTACCCTCATTATAAGAGTTTCTTTCTTGATCTGCTTTAGCTTTGATGTCTAGTTCTCTAGATTTTAATTTAATTAACGGATCACCACCTGCTTCACTACTAATTTTGTCTTCTTCTTCAGCATAATCCATAGTTAGCTCTGCAATTAAAATTGCTTTTCTTGCTTCTATTTGATTTGTAAGTTGTTGTATACGTTGTTGCATCTGCATTACTTGTGGATTTTGCATTGCAGCAGGATTTTGCATTAAGGGTTGTAGCTGTTGTTGCATCTGTTGCATTTCTTGTAACTCTTGTACAAATTCTATTTGAACTTGCTCTTGAGCCATTAAAGAAATGTGTTCTAAAATGTTTTTTTGAATTGCTGCCATTGCCATTGGATTATTTTGAATCATAGAAATAGACATAAAACTTAAATGCGCATCGATGTGCGCTTTGTGATCTTGTCCACCAAATGCTTGAAAAGGTTTTGCTGACATTGCTGTAATGTGTTCTAAACTTGGGTCCATCGGTACTGGTTGTGCTGGTGGAGGTAAAATTGCATTAATGTCTTTTACTCCTAACGCATCATACATTGATCTATATGCTTGATATAGATTATGTAATTGAGGATTTGATTGCGCTAGTTGTAATTGACTTTGTGCTAAAGAAATTCTTTGTGTTTGAGAAAAAATATTAGGATCTGCTACTGGCAAAATATCAATCTTGTCATCAAAGTCTTGTACTTTAATTTGTCTTGACGCGCCTGGTACATCATATGGATATACAGGTGGTAAATATGTTTTAAATACTTGTGCTAATAATTTAAATTCATTTTTCATGCCCACGTATAATCTTTTGTGGATTGCGGACATAACTCTAGATCCTCTTTCTAAAAGAGCTACAGTTGTACCAACAGCGGCACCTTGATTCCCATCTCCAACTTGCATATCTGCAATTGAAGCAAATCTTTGTCCTGCACCTACTACAACATTTAATAATTGTAATAAAGTTTGATCTGGTCCTTTAAATGGTAGTTGCATAAACTGATCTTTAATATTTCCACCAGGAACATCTACATCTCTAAATTCTCCAGGTTGTAAAGGCTGTGCGTCATCTCTCATTCTAACACCTCTAGTTTTAAAACCAGCAGGTAAGTTAGCTAAAGTTCCAGCATCTAGTAATTGTCTTAAAGCAACAGTTGCTGTACGTGACAAACCACCAATCATGTGAATTAAACCTAAACCATAAAAACCTAAACCAGGTAAAAATTTAAAATGCACAAAATAATCTTTTTTCTTTTTTAAAGGATCTTGTTCATCAAAGTTTCTTCTGATAGATAAAATTTTACCGTTTGCTTCATCAATTGTTACAATGTAAGGAAGTTTAACACCAGTAGGCTCTCCATCTTCTGGGTTAACATCTTCAAAACCTTCTAAATCTAAATTAACATGCATTTCTAAAATAGTGTACATGTCTTCGGTACCATTTGCAGATACACCTTCTAGTTCTAATTCTTTTTGTTTTAATTTATCTTCTTGAACAGGAGGCTCACCAAGATCAATGTCTTTATAAAAACCATTAACTTGTTGTTTACGTAAATCGTTTTCTGATATTTTAATAACATGAATAATTGCTTCTGCATCTTCTAATGATGTTGCAGAATAAGGTACAACTAAATCTTCAGCCGGAATAAATTTTGATACTGCTCTTTCTAATAGATCATCATAGTAAACTTTTTTAAAAGTAGATCCCGATAGAGGTAAGTAAAATAACATTTGATCAAACTCTGGTTCATACTCTTTCATTTGATCCATAATTTGATAGTTCATAAAATCTTTAACACGTTTAGATTGCTCTTCTTTAGGAACACTTAACGAACCTAAAATTTGAGTTCTAACCGGACCATCTGCTGGTAGTAATTCTTTGTAAGCTTGTGCTTGAAACTGAGTAACAGCTTCTGCAAGTACTGGGTGAGTAACTGAACTTGCTCCTCTGAAAGGTTCTGTTCTGTTTACATATTTAAATCCTAGAAGGTTTAAACCTTCTCTATAACTGTCGGCCCATTCTTGTCTTGACTCTTTGTAGTTTGTATATTTTTCCATTAACTCTGATGCTAATGGATCTCCTACTGAATCTTCTAAAACTTCTGCAATATTATCAAAATGACCCATTCCTTCTGGAATTTCTTTAGCGTTAGGATCAAAAGAAACTTCTGCTCCACCATCTTCAGTCATATCTATTTCAACAGGTCCAGCGTCTGTATTTACTACTTCTGCTTCTTGTACTTGTTCAATATCAATTTCTTCTCCCAATTGATTAGGATCCATATTGGGTAATGTTTTGTCTATTGTAGCCATAGGGATATTCTATCTTCTTTTAAATAATGTTTCAACACCTGCTTTGTTACTAGCAGACCTCGGATTACTTGTCAAACCAATGATTCCACCGGATGCTTGTTTAGTTCGAGGT